AAAAATAAATAATGAAAATGTTAATTTTCAAACTAAATATTATTTTTCCCAACCATGTTTTGCAAGACCCAATTGAAAAGCCAACTCTGGATTTGATGTTATTCGCACGTGACACGGACGGCAAACGGCAAGAATATTTGATTCATCGAGTATTGAGCCACCCTGCGACCTGCGAATTACTTCGTGTAGGTCTCTGCTCATATGGTGATTGTATGTAATTTTTCCATCGTGTTTTGCAAATACTTTACACGCTTCACACAGTGGGCGTTCTTTGAGAACTTTTTGAACAAGCTTGCGTCGCTCAACATAAACTTGTTCTGTTTTCTTGCTTCTTTTCGCAAGAGGAGCTTTTTGTTTTGATTTTTTCTTTTTTGGAAACATAATCTCGCCCTCTATTAAGGGCGAAATTATACACTAAAGATTGTTTTCGTTTATTGAATCAAAAAGCCATTCTTCGTCAAGTGCAGCCCAAAGTGCTCTGTCTATCGCTGTATCTTCAAGGTCGTATTCTCGCATCAACTTTCTGTGGTGCGCAATAGACCTTCTCAAAAATTCAACTTTTTCCCAACCGTCAGTTTTCATTTCTGAGCCAGTATCAATCATTACCGATACTTCATCCAGTCGTTTATCTACATGAAATTTAAACCTACGGACTCGGGTTGCTTTTGCATCGTAGTGAGTGCTTGCGTTTTTGGACAAGCGAGAGCCATCTCTGCCCATCGAAGAAAATCTTTCTTCATCTGCTTCTGCGTCAGCTTCAATATTCTCAATTTGTGCCTGAAGATTGTCGGAAAGAGAAACAAGAGCATCTCTCCAGCGACTCCAGTTTTCCTTATTCAGCAGCATGTTCCTGTGCACTGGCGATAGTTTGTTTTTAACTTCCTCGGCGACCATCCGAGCAAATTCGTCATCAGTTATGTTGTTTCCCATCATTCCCCCACGCAGGGCATATTTTTTTGAACGAGCACCATCCACAAAGGACGGATTTTTTGTGTTGGAATATTCCGGACTGGCAATCTTCATCTATTTTCCTTTTTGTTTCCCGAATTAATGAAATTGCTGCGTTTAGGTCTTCGGGCGTAACCTGCTTCTTAAATCTAACCCCATCTTTTAGGTATAACAACTCCACCGAAATATCATCAGTTGCCGACTCAAAACCGGAAAGCAATTGTGAATAAGTGATTAATTGAAAAAACTTCTCATTCAAATCATCATTTCTGGGGGTTTTGCCCGTTTTGTAGTCGCTTATTGTGACATTTGTATCAGCCAAAAGCAGACGGTCTATGTACCCCCTCATCTTTACTCCACCTATTTCGCCCGTTACCAAACACTCTATTTTTGATGGAGAAAAAGAAGACGGGTCTTCAAGCAACCACAAATTCTCAACACACCACCAAGCCGACCACCTAAATCTGTTTAATTCTTTTTCACCGTGTACAACCCGATTAACTTTCTCATTCCACTCAGAAAGCCATAATTCTTTAGCTATTTCCTTGGCTTGTTGTTGTGTTCTAAATTCTTGAGGAAGTTTATAAAGTTCTTCAAGTATGGCATGAACAAAATTTCCAAGAATCGCCTCCGGGCCACTTGGGTCGGGGAGTTTGTCTATTTTGGAATACTTAAATTTTAAAGGACACTGTCGATATGTTCCTATCGAAGAGGGGGAAAGATATTCTGGGGCAATTAGATTTTTATTCTTTTGATTTCTCATCGACGTACTTTCCGCCAAAAGAAATTCGCAAAACTTCCGCAATCAGCGCTTGAAGGTCATCAAGTGTCGCCGTATCTTTTTTCGGCTTTGGTTTTCCGCCTGAATGATTTTCCCAAAAGTTGTTCAACTCGGTTTTTTGTTCTTTGGTGAGAGATTTTGTTGCTTCAACAAAGTAATCCCATTTTTCTTCAATTTCTGTTTTTTGTTTTTGTTGAACTGGTTCTTGTTTTTCTACAACATCTTCAACATTGTTGGCGTGCATTGCTTCTTCTGCGTCCATGGCATCGGCAGAACGAGAGAGATACAGGCCAACGCCAAATTGTTGCGCCGCCTTTTTCAATGCATCAGAAACAGCCATTTTGAAACTGTTACCAAGGTCTACTGGCTTGCCAGTCGATTTAATTCTTTTGATACTTGTTCCACCAACGCCGTGCTTTATAACCCTTTTGCCTGCTATGTCGGCAGTAATGCTGACGTGAGCGATAATCTCGTCTGGCTCATGTGGGTCGCGCTCCAAGCGAAGAACTTCTGACGACCAAGAATCAATTCCTAAAACCTTGTTAAGGCGATTGATTACTTCACTTACCGGAATAAATATCAAATTCACCCCAGAAACAGTCATTACTTTTTCCATTTCTTCCGGAAATTGAGCATACAAAGCACGTGTTATTTCCGCGAGTTCTTTGGTTTTTGGTTCCTGTTCTGACATTACTGGTCCTTTCCTTTTCTGACGATAATACTCGTTTTCAAATCACCAACCTCGCAGTAGCTATCTGGGTTGATGCCTATCTTGTTTAGTTCTTTTATTCTCCAATACGATGGCGCGCAGTAGGTGAGAATATCTACTGCTATTTCTCGCGGTGTTTTTAAAACTTCTCCAGTGTCCATATCTACCGACATTTGAACAAGCCGGTCAGCAACGGCGCTACCAAGCGATTTATGGTCCCAGCCCTTCCTGTCATATCCGGATTTCTTTTCTATTTCCACGCCAGAAGACAGAACAATGTTTTCATTTTCGCCCATTACACCAATCATTGCGTGTGAAAATGTGTCATAAACAAATGAAAAGTCTCTCTTCAAAAAATTCATTTCGGCAAGATACTCACACGCTCGAACAATGTCGGGGGAAGATTGCACGTAATCAGATATTTCTGAATCAAGTTCAGTGAGCAACTTTTTGATTTGGTTTATTTTGTCTATCATCATTTTCCTTTTACAAATGGGTGTTTGCTTGGTTTAGATGAGTATAGACACCTTCCTGCGCTGAGGCAACCCGAGTCCTGTGAGATAGGTATACGCACCAACCGCCGAGTCAACCTGGTCATCGTGATTGGCTGCCTCCGGAAACGACGAAAATTCATCAAGCCACGTTGTAAGCCATGGGGTCCTAACCACCCGAACATTTCCGTTAGCCACAGAAGCAGCAAATGGTCTCGCCCTTGTTTCTTTGTCTCCGGTTGAACGCAAAGCCGTAAAATCATAACCAGATAGCACGTATCGGGAATATTGGTCGATTAGGGCTTTTCCGCTTGAACCTGGCTCCTGTTCCATAACAATTGAAACGCTGTGGCCATCTTCTATTGCTGTTTGCCCCACCAATCGTTCTACTTTTTCTCCCCTTGCTCTTATTTTTTTAACATCCAAAACATAAGCTATTCCTTCATTTAGCATCATCAAAGTTCCAACCGTCCAGTCTGGGTCCGTATATGTAGACGACGGTTCGGTTGCCGCCAGGTCCCAAAATCTAACGACTCGCGCAGATGAGGAAATAAGAGGTATCTCATGTTGGTCAATGATTATAAAAGAGGTTCTATCAAATAAACTCCCCAAAGTCGTCGACCACCAATCGCCTTCCTCAAGCCTGCGTCGCTCTACGGGGTCAAGGGCGGATAGGGACTGTCTATACGAATCAGCGTCAATACCTGGATTGTCTTTCAGTGTTGACGGCACAAAGATTCTCCCCTCTTCTTTGCCTTCAACGATAAATCTTTGTCTCACCCAATTCGGAGCCGGGTTTGATGCACACCGCATTCGAAGCGGAACCTGGGAAACTGGACCAGAAGCTGGTCTACGCAAACGGGAAAACAGGTATCGATAGTCAGATTCTCTTATTTCCGTGACCTCGTCCATCCCAATGAATTGAAATTCTGAGCCCTTATATCGCAAATAATCATTTGCATTATTTAAATAACCAAAAGAAATCCTTGCACCAGAAGGGAAAGTCGCTATAAATGTATTGCTATTCCAATGAACATCTTCGTATTGGGATACCCATAATCGAAATCTATCCATAAGGGCACCAGGCAGAGAGAGGTCGGCAAAGGTTCTTCTGAACAAAATTGCCGAATACCCAGGAACATCAACATATTGAAGGGCTGCCATCAACAATGCGGAAGATTTGCCACCGCCAGCCGCACCACCAAACAGCGCCTCAAGCGAATAGGTTCTTAAAAAAACTTTTTGATTTATTGACGGTTCCTCGGGACAAAACTCCGGCATTTTCGGCTGCAGATAGTCCAAAACCTTTGACCAGTCTTGTTTTTTTGATGCCATAAAAATTTTCCTAAACAATCATAACTCTTGATAATCTCACCAAGGGCAACTTGTGCGCTACTGTATCTTATATGGCAAAATTGACCCAAAGTTGGAACAGATTTATTTCTTGGTTGAGGAATAAGGGAAATCGCAACACATTCGCCAATTTATTAATGGTTTCATTTATAATGTTTACAAGCATTGGGGCTGGGTTAATATTTCCTCCAGCTGGTTTGGTGGTCGCAGGTATCGCATGTGGAATATACGGTTTTCTTCTAGGTTCAGAATAATCAATTAAATATATGGCTTGGAACAGTTCGTCTAACAATAAATCATTGCGCCCGGGAAATTCAAAATCTTTGGGTTACGGTTTGCCCATATCAGCAAACCCCTCATTTGCCGATAAAGCGTATAGGGATGGTTGGGACATCGAGCGCGCATATCGCGAGGGGATGTCGAAAATTACTTGGGTCAATCGGTGTATTGACGCAATTTCTGGCAATCAAGCCAGACTGCCCATGATGTTAAGAAAAGATAATACCAGGCACGGTGAGCAGGTAAGAGGAAAAGAAGCAGAACGTTCCGTAATTTTGGAGATATTAAACAACAGAAGCAACATCGGTGAAAATTCATTTATTTTTAGGTACAGACTTTCCGCTCAATTGCTGCTTGGAACAAGGGGTGTATTCATAGAAAAAATACGTGGCAGAGATGGCGGGATAATCGCTCTAAACCTTCTTCCGCCTCAATCAACTGCCCCAATACCACATCCAAAGAAATTTGTTTCTGGCTATGAAGTGATGATGCCATATGGACAAAAAACAATTTTAAAACCAGAAGATGTGTGTTGGGTTAGAAGACCGCATCCCATAGACCCATATTTGTCTTTGACCCCACTTGAAGCATCTGGTGTTGCTATCGAAATTGAGAATCTGGCGAAAATGTATAACAGAAATTATCTGTTAAATGATGGAAGACCGGGTGGTTTGCTTGTAGTTCGCGGAGAAATAGATGAGGACGACAAAGATGAATTGAGAAGTAGATTCAGGGGAAATATTTCAAAAACTGGTCAAACAACTGTAATTTCTTCAGATGAAGGAGTTGATTTTGTCGATACCTCAGCATCGCCAAGAGATGCTGCATATATGCAAATGCGACAGATAACAAAAGAAGAAATACTTTCAGCTTTCGGAGTCCCAGAATCAGTTATTGGAAATGCCGCAGGGCGAACATTTTCAAATGCGGCAGAGGAAATACGAGTTTTTTGGGTGGAAACAATGGGGCCACATTTGGAGATTGTTTCCAGGGCACTTGACGAATTGGACGATAAGTATTACATTGATTTTGATACTTCAGAAGTTCCGATTCTCATGCTCTATAAACAGGAACGCGAACGCTATCTAATGCAAGAACTTCAAGCCGGATTGATAAGTGTAAACGAATACAGAATTGGTTCAGCAAGAAAAGAAGTGGACGCAGACTTGGCCGATTCTTTGCTGATGAATCCAAACCTTATTCCGATTGCGAATACAAAAAAGAAGATGGAAGAAAATGCTGCTCAAGTCCCTGGGGCTCCAGGCGGTATGCCAGGTATGCCCGGAATGCCACCAATGCCTGGAGCGCCCGGAATGCCACCAATGCCTGGACAAGAGCAACCGCTTGACCCAAATACAATGCAGGGCGCAATGGCTGAAGTTAGTGGGGCGCTTGCCCAAAGCCCACTTCCACCAGAAGCAACTGGAGCAGCAATGCAGCCACAAGCTCCAGCGGGAATTACTACAGCATCTGACTCTGGAATTCAAACAAAATCAGAACAAGAAGATTCTCAATTTGAAATTGAAAGATGGTCGGAAATATTATCAAGAGGAATTGAAAGAGTTTTTGAAAGACAGCAGCGAGTTGTGCTTGAAAAGATAAACGGAGCAAAATCTAAAAAAGCACTTTCATCTGGAACGCTAGACGTTGAAACAATTATTTCCATTGAAACATGGAATAGGCAAATAGATGAAGACATAAAGCCATTGTTCTCGGCAATAATAAATAACTCAAATGAACAAAAGCAAATTAATTTTGAATCGAAGGGAATCAAGACCAAAAATCTTCAAGCGCTTCAAGTTGCAAAACAAATTGACGAAAGGCTTACAAGTATAAAAAATTTAAACAACAAATTCATTTCTGAAATAAACTCATTTATGATTGACTCGTTCAATATAAAGGGAGAAGACGAAAGATTCATTTCTTTCAAACAGAAAATTGTAGAAATGTATGCAAACTTTTTTGCAAAAGAACAGACCGATATTGCCGATTTGGAAGTAAATGCTGCATGGAATTTCGGTCAAGAAATTTATTAATTATTTTCTTTAAACAAAACATCAAAAACACAATACTTGCAATAAGCAAGAAGTAATTGTTCTATTATCTAATGAGTAAACAGAAAGAACAATTCATGCAAGACCAGTTTGAGTACAAATCAAGCAACATTGGTTCAATTGGGCCGAAGTCAAATTCCCTAAATCTTGACGAAGCTCAGGGAATCGTTGAGTGTTTTGTCGCAGGAATAGGCAACAAAGACAGCGTTGGGGACATTGTTGCCGCTGGTGCTTTTACAAAAAGCTTACAAAGACGCAAACCGAGAGTTGTGTGGGGTCATAAT